TCGAGGCTACATACGTGAAGCTTTGAAAGAAAAGAAGGTCGAAGTAGAGAAGGACGATCTCACTGCAACCGTTAAAGCTGTACGTGATGCCATGAACGTAATCGTTCCTGGTCCCATGAAAGTAATGCAGTGGATTGAACAAGAGGTCGCTAATGCTATTGACCGTGGTGCTACTTCACTTCAGTGGATCACACCCTCAGGCTTCACAGTCAATCAAAAGCTAATGAAGCCAACTGTTCAGACCATTGAGCTACAACTCATGGGTCGTGTACAGATCAAGGTTGCTACTGAAGATGGCGACAAAGTTGATAGAAACCACCACAAGAATGCAACTGCACCGAATCTTATACATTCGCTAGATGCAGCGTTGATACATCTATCAGCACTTAAATTTGACTCCCCAATCTCACTCATACACGACTCAGTTCTTTGTCGTGCTACTGACATGTCTGTCTTGTCAGACATTGTACGTGAGACATACATGCACCTATTTGCGGAGCATGACTACTTAAATACTTTTGCTTCATACATAGGAGCAGAAACTAAACCACCGATTATCGATACGTTGAAACCAGCGAAGGTAATTGACTCCACCTATTTCTTTTGTTAATGGCAAGAAACACCATCATTACTAAACAGCCTGTGATCCTTGAAGGTTTCCAGGCAGTACTGAAACCCGGCAAGTACGGGTACAACTTGAAGGCCGTAGTTGGCGCGGACATTGTTGAACAACTTGAAGCTGAACGACCTGACTGTTTGAAGTGGGCTGAATCAAAGCTTGCTAATCCAAAGCGTTCAACCCTTAAGCCTGAACCCTGGGAAGAGGTAGCCGACGGTCAATACACCGTGAAGTTCTCCTGGAATGAGGAGATGAAACCCGGAATTGTTGATACCGAAGGCACACCGATCGAAGATGTGAACACACCGCTGTACTCAGGATGCAAGGTCAAGTTGGCCTTCTTCCAAAAGCCTTACGTCTTGAAGGACAAGGTGACCTATGGCACAAGCCTCAAGCTGCAAGGTGTCCAGGTCGTAACCCTGTCTACTTCTGCTGGTATTGATACCGGTGATATGGATGACGTGGATGTGGCCGAGTTGTTCGGCACGACAAAAGGCTTCAAAACATCAGAGCCTGCTGTGACTCCATTGCCTGAGGGTGAAGTCGATTTCTGATGACAGATACAAGTATCGAAGCGTTTGTAGAAATACAGCCTCACGTAAATCGTCTTTGCTCGCTTGTTTTAGATGCAATTAAAAATGCAACTGAAGGATTGACCTGCCAAGAAGTTGAAATGAGATTGTCTTTAAGTAGTGGCACTGCTACAGCTCGAATCAATGAACTAGCCAATATGACACCACCTTTGATTCATAAAAAAGGTAAGCGACCAAATATGTCAGGTAGAAACGCCGCAGTTTGGTTTGGTTGTGAGGCTAGTTGATGGCTTTCCGATCCGGTCTCGAAGAGAGGGTTGCTGACCTTCTCGTAGAACTGGGTGTCAAGTATGAGTACGAAAGTACGAGAGTCCCTTATGTAATCCAACACAACTACACGCCTGACTTCATTCTTCCGAATGGAGTTTGGCTTGAAGCTAAGGGTTACTGGGACTCCAAAGATCGAAAGAAGATCAAGTCAGTCATCCAACAAAACCCTGACATTGATCTTCGGATGGTCTTTCAGGCACCGTTCAATACTATCTCTAAGAAATCGAAGACGACGTATGCACAATGGTGCGACAAGTTAGGCATCAAGTGGACGTCCTTCGCAACTATCCCTATTGATTGGCTCTTGTGAGCGACTCTGAATTTATCAGGCATATACCTTGCCCGCAGTGTGGATCATCTGATGCAAACAGTATCTACACAGACGGGCATGAGTATTGCCACAAATGCAATTACTACAAACCTGCGGATGATTCCGCTACAAACCACACTCACCATCGCGTGCAACATGTACAACTACAAGGATCAGCCGGAAGGTTGCACTCCAGAGGAATCTCAGAGAAAACCTGTGAACTCTTCAAGACCTATCGAGACGGAGAACTTCTACGCCACTATTATTTCGACAGCTCTGGAAAGGTTGTCGGAGCAAAAGTAAGAACACCGGACAAAGAGTTTCGTTGTGAAGGTGAAGTCAAGTCCCTGTTTGGGATGCAGAACTACCGTCACAAAACAAGCAAGAAGGAGCAGAAGCTAGTTATCGTAGAAGGAGAGATGGATGCAATGTCTGTCTGGGAAGCACAGCCAAATTGGTCTGTAGTTTCTATCCCAAACGGTGCGGCTGCTGCCAAGAAAGCCATTCAAAATAACTATGAATGGATCAATTACTACGACAAAGTTGTCCTGTTCTTTGATAACGATGAGGCAGGCCAGAAGGCTGCTAAAGATGCTGCTGGTGTATTACCACCTGGCAAAGTATTCATCGGCTTTCTAGAGGATTACAAAGATGCCTCAGAAGCATTACAGGCTGGAGACTCAGAAGCTGTAAGAGCTGTATGTAATTACGACCACCTTCAATATCAACCAGACGGGATTGTCGATGCAAAGACACTCCTTGACTTAATCACTACACCATCACCACCATCTGATCATGACTACCCCTTTCAAGGATTACAAGGAAAGTTACACGGGATCAGGTATGGGGAGCTTGTCACAATTACTGCGGGGTCTGGAATCGGAAAATCGTCCTTCTGTCGTGCAATCGCAACTGACCTTCTTGCTAAAGGAGAACGGGTTGGTTACTTGGCACTTGAAGAATCCATGCGTCATACATCTCTCGGACTTATGTCTAACGCCTGCGGTAGACCTCTGCACCTCGGTGAACAACAACGAAGCGAGTTAACCGAGATCTTTGATGAAACCATAGCTAAATGGAATCTACATCTCTTTGATGGGTTCGGTAGCTATGACCCTGACCATATCTACAACCGCATTGAATATATGGCGGCTGGATTAGATACGAAGGTCATCTTCCTTGATCACCTATCGATCCTACTTAGTGGTCTTGAAGGTGATGAACGTCGGATGATTGATACAACTATGACCAAGTTACGTTCATTGGTAGAACGTACTGGCATTGCATTATTTCTTGTATGTCACACAACTACACCACCTAATGGACAATCACATGAAGAAGGGGGAAGAGTTCAGTTGCGCTCTCTTAGAGGATCCAGAAGCGTGGGCCAATTGTCAGATAGCGTCATTGCGCTCGAAAGAGATCAGCAGAGCGGATCTGAACGAGATTCTACGACAGTGCGAGTCCTTAAAAATCGCTATTCAGGTGAAGTTGGCGAAGCATGTCAACTGAATTATGACCTCAATACTTGTAAATTCAATGAATCACCAATCGAAAAAGAGTTCGAAGTTGCCGATTTCTAAACCTAACCCACCTACGGCTGATGCAGTGAAACGTGCTCAGTTTGTGGATAAAACATATCAATGGAACAATGTTGGTATTCGATCTGGAAAGTAATGGGTTACTAGATGATGTCACCTGTATCCACTGTCTTGTCATCCACGATACTGAGGTTGACGAGACCTATGTCTATAACGATCAAGGCGATCAAGAAGCGATCACCCGTGGTGTTCAACTTATTGAAGATGCTGAGATCATTTGTGGACATAACGTTATCGGGTACGACATACCGTGCCTACAAAAGATTTATCCCTGGTTCAACCCGAAGGGTTTGGTAGTAGACACGCTTCTACTGTCACGCCTGTACCACGCTGACATGTTAATCATTGATCGTGGTGACAAAGTAAAAGGTAAGTATGTCGGGAAGTTTAAAGGTATGCCTTCACCCATGTGGGGGAGACACAGTCTTGAAAGCTACGGATACCGCCTAAAAGAATTCAAGGGATCATTTGGTAAAGATACTGACTGGCAAAACTGGTCACAAGAAATGCAGGATTACTGCGTACAAGATGTAAACGTCACCACCAAGCTATGCGATCATTTCCAACCCTACCTGACTGGGTCGCGTTAGAGCATGACGTAGCAATCATACTCACCAAGCAACAACTACATGGATGGCAATTTGATGTCAACGCTGCATGGAAACTTGCATCGTCTCTCAGATCAGAGCTTGAAAAAACTTGTCAACTATTACGCCACAAACACCCTTTCGTTAAGGGATCAGAATTTACTCCTAAACGAAATAACAAGACCCTTGGATACGTAGAAGAATGTACGTTCACCAAACTGAAAGAGTTAAACCCAACCTCACGCGACCATATTTCATGGATCCTGCAAACATTTCATGGCTGGAATCCAACGGAGATGAGTCCTACTGGGAAGCCCATCATCGACGAAGTGATACTCAAGGATATTGGGACAGAAATAGCCCTGGCTTTTCTGAAGTGTCTCGATATTACGAAGAGCTTGGGGATGATCTCGGAAGGCACGAACGCATGGCTGAAGCTTGCTACGACTGCTAACCGAATACATCACCACTGTTCAGTAAGTACATTCACCCATAGATGTGCACATCGACGTCCAAATTTAGCGCAATGTCCTAGTAATCATGAATTCAGAGAACTATTTATTCCAACGCCTGGTCAAGTTATGGTGGGTGCCGATCTTAGCGGCATCGAGTTACGGATGCTCGGGCACTACATTTCAAGGTATTCAACAGAGTTTGCCGACACCCTCCTCAATGGAGACATCCATCAAGTCAACGCTGACAGAGTCGGTGTCAGTAGACGAGCTATCAAAACAATTACCTACGCTTTCATCTATGGAGCAGGTGACGCCAAAATTGGACATTCCTTTGACTCTTCCTTAAATGATAGCGATGCTAAATCCAAAGGTGCGGAGATCCGAGAAGCATTTGTATCGGCTATTGATGGACTTGCGGAACTTCTTAAGGCAATCAAAAAGGCGTCTCAGAAGGGCTTTATTAAGTCGATAGACGGTCGAAAGATCGCTCTAGATAGTCCACACAAAGCTCTGAACTATTTGCTCCAGTCAGGAGCCGGTACCGTCGCGAAGCGG